TTGATAATTTCTTGAACAAAGGTCAAATCAGGTGACGGCGATGCTCGTCGTTTGTGGGCTAAGGTTCTGCAAAGACGTTCTGAGATCGGCTATCCGTACATTTTATTTTCTGATAATGTTAACAGAGGTAAGCCAGACGTATACAAAGATCTTGAAATGACAATCTGGGCATCTAATATGTGTTCAGAGATTGCTTTGCCATCATCACCAGAAGAGACGTTCACGTGCGTGTTGTCTTCAATAAATCTCGCTAAGTGGGATGAACTTGTTGAGACAGATGCTGTTCAAGTTCTAATCATGTTCCTTGACACAGTTGTCTCAGAGTTCATTGAGAAGACAGAGGGGCAAAAGTATCTTGAACGTGCACGTGAATTTGCTGTTCGCCATCGTGCTCTTGGAGCTGGTGTGCTTGGTTGGCATTCGTTCTTGCAGTCAAAGATGATTGCATTTGAGTCTGCAGAAGCAGCTAAGTTAAACCTACTGATTGCCAAGACTATTCGTGAACGTGCTGATGCTGCGTCATATGATCTCTCACGGAGGTTTGGTGAGCCTGAGCTGTTGAAGGGATACGGCCGCCGTAACACAACTCTTCTTGCTATTGCACCAACCAAGTCCAGCAGCTACATTCTTGGTCAGGTTTCTCAGTCTATCGAGCCAGAGTTCTCTAACTGCTACGTTAAGGATCTTGCAAAGGCTAAAGTAACTATCAAGAACCCATACTTGACTAAGCTGCTACAAGAAAAGGGTCTAGACACTCATGAGATGTGGGACTCGATTAAGAACATGGACGGATCTGTTCAGCACTTGAATATCTTGACCCAAGAAGAAAAAGATGTGTTCAAGACGTTTGCAGAGATCAATCCTGAGGCAATCATCACGCAGGCGAGTGTCCGTCAAACCTATATAGACCAGGCGCAAAGTATCAACCTTATGCTTGATCCTGATACGCCAGTAAAGGAAATAAACGCTCTTTACTTACTTGCTTGGGATCTAGGAATTAAGAGTCTGTACTACAGTTTCTCAATGTCCAAAGCTCAGTCGCTAACACGCAAGCGAGTAATGAGTCAAGGTTGTGCAGCTTGCGAGGGTTAAATGGAAGAAGAGTATTACTGCCTATGTGATAACTGTGAAGTCGAAACACAGGTTATGGTAATAGACGAAGAAGAGATTCCCCTGTATTGTCCAATGTGTGGATGCAATGTAGAATTTGAAGCATTAGTGGACGATTAATTAACTTGACTAAATATCCCTGTGAAAGCGGGGATATTTCTTTATGTGGTATTATCAAGGCAAACAATATACAGAAACTCCAGAAGATTATCAGGGGTTTGTATATGAAATCCTCGAGCTTGATACTGGTAAGCGTTACATTGGTAAGAAGTTCTTTTGGAAGCCAAAAATTCTGCCTGTAACAAAGACACGCAAACGTCGTGTCAGAACCCGAGCCGAGTCCGACTGGCGGGACTACTACGGTTCTTCTACAGAAGTAAAATTCCTTGTAGAGCAGAAAGGTGTTGACAATTACATCAGAACTGTGCTAAAGTTATGTAAGACAAAAGGTGAATGCTCTTACTACGAAGCCAAGCTACAGTTTGAATACGATGTGCTGCTTCGTGACGACTATTACAACGAGTTCATCGGCTGTAAGATCCATTCAAAGCACCTAAGGAAAGATAATGATCCTAATTGATTATAATGCTATTGCTATTAGCAATATTGTGACACAGAAGCTGGCGTTGGATGAGAACCTGATCCGCCACATGATTCTTAACTCCATCCGCATGTATCGTAAGAAGTACTTGCGAGAGTTTGGTGAAATTGTTATCACGAGCGATGGTAGCAACAACTGGCGCTATGAAGCGTTTCCTCAATACAAGTTCAAACGCAAAGATGCTCGCAAACAGTCAACGATTGACTGGAAGGAAGTGTTCCGCATTACCAATAAGGTATTTGACGAGCTTCGTGAAAACTTTCCCTACAAAGTAGTTGTGCACGATCAGTGCGAAGCTGATGATGTGATTGCTCAGCTAGTTGTTAACTCACAAGTTGACTTTGGCCATCAAGAAAAGGTAATGATCATCTCGTCTGACAAAGACTTTGGTCAGTTGCAGAAGTATTCAAATGTTAGTCAGTATTCGCCAATGTTGAAGAAAGAGATCAAGATTCTCAATCCTCGTAGGCATTTGCTTGAGTTGATCCTTCGTGGTGATCAAGCTGACGGTATTCCTAATGTGCTGTCTATCGATGATTGTTTTATTGAGGGCATTCGACAGACTCCTCTACGTGAATCAAAGATCGATGAGATTATGAAAGATCTTGACGATGGTGAGTTGCTGTATGCAGCTTCTTGGTATCGCAACTATCTTCGTAATAAAATGTTAATTGATCTTACAGAAACACCATCTACCCTAAAAAAAGAAATTATAAATAACTTTGAACAGCAAGGTAATAAGTCCGACAATAAGAAAAAAGTGATGAATTACTTGATTGTCAATGGATGTGTTAATCTAGTTGAAGTGATTGGAGACTTTATTTAATGGCTGACAATATAACCAAATATATTCATGAAGTGCTTGCACTTGTTGATAAAGCTGCGACTAAAAAAGAAAAGATTGAGATTCTTCAAAACAATGACTCAATGGTTCTAAAGAACATCCTGATTGGTACATTTGATGATGCAATCGAGTGGCTTCTTCCCGACACAGCTCCTCCATATGAACCGTGCGAAGCACATGGAGCACCATCTTCCCTACACAAACAACTGGATAACTTTACCTACTTTGTCAAAGGTGGTAAAAGTCCAAATATGTTAAAAGCTAAGCGTGAGATGATGTTCATCCGCTTGCTTGAATCTATTCATCCCGAGGACGCTAAGATTGTCGTCGCGATGCTTGCGCGTAAGCTGCCAACTAAAGGTTTAACTAAAGCACTAGTAAAGGAGGCTTTCCCTAAACTACTTCGCCAATAACAATTAGCTACTACAGGAGATTGCATGACTGCTCAGCTCGAACGATTAATAGAAGATTCTAATCAACTCCAAACATATATAACGAAAAGTCCAGAAAAAGGGTCGAACAGATCTAGTTTCAAAACTAAATCAAAAGCTGCATTTCTTAGACCAAACTATAGCTGAGTTTAGACAACAACTGCAATAAGGAGATAAGTGAGTCGGCTAGCCACCGGCTAGCCGATTACTCAAGGGAAACATTATGCCAACTTATACTATGAAAAATTTAGAGACAGATGAAGTACGAGAGATGATTCTGTCTCTCAGCGAACGTGAGAATTTACTTGCAACAGGTAAATTTAAACAAGAGCTAGCTACACCTGGTTTTGTAACAATGCCAGGTGGAACTTTATCAAGAACCAGTGGCGATTGGCGAAATTTGATGACCAAAATTAAAAAAGAAGCTGGTCGCGGTAATACAGTAAAAGATTGATTATGACAAAAAGAATTAAGGCGGCTCCGATTAATCCAACCGCGGAGTGGTTAGCAGATATCAAACCAATTACTGCAACGCAGCAAACGGTGTTTGATAGTTGGAACGATCAAAACAATTTGGTTCTAGCTGGTTCAGCAGGCACAGGTAAGACATTTATTGCATTGTATCTTGCTTTGCGCGACCTGTTGAAGTATGAGTCAATCTACAATCAGATTGTCGTTATTCGTTCCGTTGTTCCCACTCGAGATATGGGCTTCTTGCCTGGAACACAGAAGGAAAAGGAAGAAGCGTATCAATCGCCATACAAAGCTATTTGCAATGAGCTGTTTGGCGATGCAGCTGCTTATGCTAAGCTAGCTGGGACTCAAAAGATACATTTTGAGTCGACATCGTTCATTCGAGGGTTGACCTTTAACGATAGTATCCTTATAGTAGACGAGATGCAGAACCTTAACTTCCACGAGCTGGATTCTGTCATTACGCGCGTAGGTAAGAACTGCAAGATTATCTTTTGCGGCGACTATCGTCAGTCAGACTTCAAGAAAGATGATGAGAAGAATGGTATTTTACAATTCTTGTCGATCATTGAGCGGATGAATAACTTCGACATTGTTAACTTTGGTTGGGAAGATATTGTTCGTTCGGGGCTTGTCAGAGACTATCTAATGACAAAAGAGATGCTAGGGATGGAATAATGGTTATCATTTATGGTACAGAATGGTGTGGATATTGCATCAGAGCAAAGAAGCTGGTTGAACAACATCAGCTTGACTTTGAGTTCAGAGATGTGGATAATCCAGAGATGAAGGCACAACTAACATCAATGCTGCCCGACTATAAAACTATTCCTCAGATATGGTGGTATGGAAACCATGTTGGAGGCTACGATAACTTTGCCCGTGAAGTTGAGAATACACGCAACTTTGCGCAAGACGGTTTCTGAAAGGTGAGATAACTCTACGATGGCTAAATTTGGTCGATTTGATCCCCACAACAAAAAACGGGATCGGAACAAGCAAAAGTCTTTACACAAAGACATCCGTATACATGAGAACGATAAAGATCGAAGATTAAAGGGTTTTACTTACACCCAAGTTATTGTCGATGACCTTGAACCAGTTGAAGAGGATTATTATGATTTTGAAGAATGATACGTTTGAGTTGCTACAGCTTCGCTTTGAATGGGAAGAAATTGCTCGTACTTTCAAATTAAGCGATAGATCTGGACACCTAGATAATCTCAAGAGATTTGTACAGGCTGGCCACAAAGCCAATCGCTTTCGTGATGGATACGACCGCGCTGTGGAGATTGCTAACTTGATTATTGCGAGGTGTCCAGATGAACGCGAAGAGACTACAGCCTGATCTAAATTCAGATGGGCTACTAACAGACTCAGAGCTCAGTCGATCAGAACGGTTGACTGAGCTTGACATTAGAAACGAAAAAGCAGATGCACAGAAACATATGGCATGGGTAGCAATGTTCTCCATGATAGTGTTTACTATTGTGTTGTTTAGCCCTATGCTATCGGATAGTAGAGTGTCAGCTCTTGCCGATTTGCTGGGGCTTTTTTACATTGCACAGGCTGGTGTGGTCGGTGCTTACTTTGGAATGACAGCATGGATGAGTAAATGAAGAGACTAATTTATCAAGTATATGTCGGCAAGAAATCAGCAATTGTATGACCACTGCACAGCATCTGTAAAAGAATACTGCAAGCGTCACGACATTGATTATGTTGTCCAGCGAACCCCTATTTTGTTCATTAGACCAGATCCGTTTATGACAGGACGTAGCAAAGAAGCTACTGACCGTCTTGGGTATCTGCCAATCTTTGAGAAAGAAAATGCATTCACATATCTTAAAAGTTATGACCAGGTTGCGATTATTGATAGTGATATCTTTATTCGTCCTGACGCTCCCAATATTTTTGATAGTATTGACCCATCAGCTGATTTCGCTGGTGTGGTAGAACGTGAGATGCCAATTACACCCAACTATGTCACTAAG